TAATAACTTGAGCTACCTTGTGCTAAAACGTATCCCCTCACAAAACGTGAGGGGCAGGGAAGGTAGAAAAAATGAAACAGGAAAAAGTGAAATTCGAGGATCTGACAGGTACGAGTAGAAAATTTATTGAAGCCGCAGCTCAAAATTTGGGGCAATCTAAATTCTTTGTCTATGACGTTCTGGCTCGTGAATTGAGCGGTAATAACCCTGACGAGTGGATTGAGGGTAGCATTGCAATAGCCCTATATGCCGATGTATGGCAACGTACCGTGTTCGTTTGGAACGCTAAATACCCGGAATTCAAGGCCCTTTGTCATATGCTACCCTGTGATGGTTGCCGTACACGGTTATCGATCCGCAAAAAAGATCTGGATAAATGGATCGCAATATGGCAGGTAAGACCTGGCCGCCAGCAGAAAAAAGGTAAGTACAATGGTGATAAACGTACCTCTTTAGGTCAATAAAAGGTTAATAGCCATCACTAAGTGGAGGGTATAATGTATAGACCCTCCACTTAGTGACCTTATTAGGGAGAAATACAAATGATAAAGTACAAAAAAGACAAAGTATTTACAATAAAAAAACCAACCAACATGATGCCTTTCCTTTTTCCACCGGAAGGTGACGCTCTTTGGGAATCGTTCGAGCTGGTGATAAGGCTGAATCAAGGTGATAAGATAAGGTTTTTGGAGAAATGTGAACGAGGTGAGAATTTTAACGTGTGGTATCGAGTGATGTCAAAAGGCAAGGAGGGTTTTGTAAATCCAAAAAGCCTTTAAAATAAGGATAATGAGGAAAACAAAAGATGGAGATGTTTTTGATTCTTTGTTTTTGCTCAATCCTGTTCTGGATTCTGGCAATTGTCATTCACGTAATTATTTGGGTATTAGGATGGATTTTCGATGAAAACAAATAAAGATAAAATACAAGGTAAAGGGAGATCTGTAGCGGATTCTATTGGATATTTTGGCAATAATGCAAATTCCATTTATGATAACGCAAACTTTGTTTACCTACAAAGTGAATGTTCAAGTAGATCTCAGGGTCTATCTATTATCCCCTCCAATTTCCGTAAGGTTTGTGCCCTCTTTACCGCCAGAAAAACAATTAAACGTAATTGGGCAAACCAGAAAGATGAATACATGAAACCAAATCAAATCGATGTTGACGCCTATGAGCAATGGGTAAATGATGGGATCATTTACAGCCTGTTCAATACTTCAAGTAATCAGTCTTCACTCAGGGATATCACCTACAAAGACAAAAAGTGGGATATCCAGAACGAATGGTTCTGGATGAGTCCTGATATCATGAGAGATCTGGCGATAAAACATAATAATCAGGCCGTACTTGCCGATTATGAGTTTTGTGGGGCTGAGCGGTACGTGTATGTCACTCTACAAGGGATGGAATTGTCTATGGAGGCACAATGGATTTTGGACCGGGCTACGATCTTGGTCCATGAATCTTTCAAATACCGGGAAATAATGAATAAGGAACATCCTGAGTTTCATTTGAATTCATGGGATGCTGGTTGGTATCAAATCGTCAAGATTCTGAAAAAATACATGCCCGAGGATCTGAAAGCTTTTAGGGAAAAATATAAGAAATTTGAGGACTTGATGCGTCCTGGTGTATATAAGTTCGGATTTCTTCGAGGTGGTGTAAAGGAGAGTAAAAATGGCACAATGTCAAGCAACAAATAAGGATGGGACACCATGTAAGGCCCGTTGTGCTCCTGGAAAAACCTTTTGCAGTTTTCACGATCCGGTGATCCAGACAAAAACGAACCCAGCCCGAGGTCGTGGGCGTCCTAAAGGCAATAAAAAGGATATTATGAAGATAAAAGATATCCTCAAATTGCTGCAGATCACGATCAAAAAGTTGGAGAAAGACAAGATTGATACCAAAAAGGCCCATGAAATCGGGTTCTTAGCATCAACCATGATCCGGGCCTTAGAATCTGATACGGCTGCCAATGAAATTTATGACGAGAATATGGAGAAAACAGCTAAGGAGATGGGGATAAAAACCGAGGATCTCCGAGCTAAACTCCAGGCGAAAAAATTGAAGGTGGTATGAAAGCATCAAAAATACAAAGGAATATGGCCCTGGATATTATCGGTATCAACGGTATAGGGCAACCATCGGCTCCGGCCAAAAAGAAATCAGCCTTAGAGTTTATCACCGATGATTTGGGGGCTGATCTTTGGGCTGGTCAGGAGCAGATAATAAATGCAGTGGAGAAATACGATAGGGTTGCTGTATCGACTTCCCATGCTACTGGAAAGTCCTTTGTGGCTGCCAGACTTGCCGTAGAATGGGCTGAAACCAAAGGGGTATGTATAACCACGGCTCCGACCCTTCGACAGGTTCAGAACGTATTGTGGCGGGAAATAGCATCAACGTATCAAAAGAATAGAGCCAACCTAAAGGGATCTTTAACCCAACAGCTAAAATATTATGTTGATCCAGATCATTATGCTCTCGGTTTTACAACGAGCGTGCATACTGATGATAGATTTCAAGGGTTCCATGCTGAGAATTTATTGATAATTGTGGATGAAGCAAGTGGGATAGATGACGCTACTTTTGCTGCAATTAAAGGGTGTTTATCGACCTCAGGCGGTAAATTATTGCTGATATCGAATCCATTAAACCCTCTGGGGTATTTCAAACAAGCGTTTGATTCTCCTTTATTCCATAAAATCCAAATCGGGTCTTTCGACACTCCAAACTTTAAGGGATTAACCCCCGAGGATCTGTTGGATGAAGACAAAATAAACAACCTACCTTTAAAAAATAAGTATCTAGCCACTCCTAAGTGGGCTCGGGATTTACTGATCATGGATTGTTCTGGCGATTTTGATCATCCAATATTTAAATCTCGGATCGATGGGCAATTTCCGGAGGATTCAGATTTCAGTTTATTCCCGAGACAGAAAATAAAAGATGCCCAGGGCAGAAATGTCGAAGCTTCGAGTCCAGTAATATTGGGAGTTGATGTTGCCCGGACGGGTAAAGATGACACCGTGGCGGTAATGAGGGAGGGTAATACAGCCCGGATAGTATTGAAAAAAAGGATAACGGATCTGGTGAAATCTGCCGAAAAGATTGAAACCTTAATTGAAAAATACAATATAGAGGAAGTGAGGATAGATGACGCTGGCGTCGGCGGAGGTTTGACTGATATCCTATCGAATTCGAGCACAAAGGCAAATATAACGCCCGTGGTAGGTGCTCAGAGGGCTCAGAACCCTGACAGGTACGTTAATGCTCGGGCAGAAATGTATCATGCCCTGTCGAAGAGGGTGGATGAAATACAACTACCGTTTGATTTTGATCTGGGTACACAATTAAATGCGACATCTTATATTTTGAAAAATGACAAGATTCAAATCATCTCAAAAGACGAAATCAAAAAGATAATAAAGAAAAGCCCAGACGCGGCGGACGCTCTGGCTCTGGCATTTTATGACGATGCGGACGAGGTGAGTTATCAGGGCGTGGCAATCTTGAACGTGACTGGTACGAATTATTGGGATTTATAGGAGAATGAAATGTATTATTTAATTCCTGATCGACACGGTAGGCATCTTGAGCGGGACGCCGAAGCAATATACAATGGGCTTGCTGGATTATTTTATGATCTGGACATTATTTATCCTGAGGAAGGACAAAAAGTTGATAAGGGGGTGGTTTTCTGGTCTAAACACGCGAATTTAATACTAAATAAAAAAGAATCTGTTATATTTGTAGGGGAGAATTATTCCTGGAGCAAACCTCACGTCGACGTATGGACAAAAACGTGGGGTGCGGTGGTTGTTTCATCGAAGGAAATAAAGGATAGGATGGTGGAAATGGTCCCCCATGCCACAAACATTTATCAGATAACTCCTGGGGTGGGAACCTTTTGTCAAATCCAGGGTGATAAGCTGCCAGAATGGAAAAATGAAATCGGAGTCATCTACAAGAATTATTCACGAGGGGGAATCACCGATGTAAAAGGGATGGGTAAGGTGGGTGGTATTCGTGACCTGTATTATATCGATCATCGAGATCATTACGAGATGCTGGATGTTTATGATCGGCTCAAGATTTTATTGATACCATCCAAAACTGAGGGCGTACCTCGGGTAGCTTTGGAGGCTCTGGCGTCGGATGTTTATTTGATAACAACTTCGGTGGGTATTATACCTGAGTTGAAAGAAAAAGGGTTCATGTTCTCGATTATGGATGAAAACAACTTGCAAAATCAAATAGATAGCTTGTCTGATGAGCATATACTGGAGGCCATAAAGATCAATAAAGCTTTAATAAAGCATTATAGGTGGGACAATATAGTACCTAAATGGCGTCAAGTTTTTGAAAGTTTAAACTGGGACTTGAAAAAAATATGAGTATACCAAAACGAAACCAGGCTCTTACCGAAGCTGGAACCCCAGGTTTAAATGTCCAAAACGGTTTTATTTTAGACGATTTCATCAAGAATCTTCAGGGTGAAAAAGCCCGTAAAACTTATCTGGAAATGAGTAGCAATGATCCGACAGTTGGAGCCTTGCTATTTGCTATTCAGAACTTGATTTCTCAAGTAAAATGGGTTCCGGTTGCTCAAACTGATTCGGCTGCGGATCAAGCTGCGGCTGATTTCGTCGTTGAAAATATGAATGATATGGAACAAACCTGGTCCTCATTTATTTCGGAGGCCGTTTCATTTTTAACCTATGGTTTTTCGTGGCATGAAATCGTGTATAAAATCCGGGATATAAAGCAATCGAAGTATGATGACAAAAAAATTGGATGGAAAAAGATCCCATCTCGTCCTCAATCAACCATATTTCAGTTCGTTTTCGATGATGATACAGGAGAATTGGAAGCTGCGGTCCAGCTTGATCCAAAAACATTCGTGAAATACGATATCCCTTTGAGCAAATCAATCCTATTTCGGACAACGACACAAAAGGATAATCCAGAAGGTCGTTCTATTCTTCGCAATGCTTATAGGCCGTGGTTTTTTAAGAAGAAAATCGAGGAAATCGAGGCAATCGGCATTGAGAGGGACCTGGCAGGTTTTCCGCTGATGAGCGTACCTATCAAAATCCTATCATCAGCGGCATCAGCGGCTGAACAGGCATTAGCCGGACAGTGCTTAAGCCTTGTCCAGAACATCAAACGTAACAATCAAGAGGGTGCTGTTATACCGCAGGAATTTGACGATAATGGGAATCCAAAATACAAGTTGGAGCTGTTATCATCGGGCGGAAAACGTAACTTCGATACGAACAAGATCATTGCCAGAAAAAATAATGAAATCCTGAGTACAGCTTTGGCAGATTTCGTTAGCCTCGGCCACGAATCAAATGGTTCTTACGCCCTATCGAGTGACAAAACGAAATTATTCGCAATGGCCATAGCGGCATGGGTGACAAAACTTGCTGAGGAAATGGATAAGAACCTTATAGGCCCAATTCTGGCATTGAACAATATGCCGGGGGTATGTTATTTCAAAACCTCCGATATAGAGAAGCAGGATCTGGATGACCTTTCCAACTTTATTACTCGTCTCGGTAAATCTGGATTCTTGACACCCACGCCAGCAACCGAAGATGAATTGAGAAAACTGGCCGGTCTTCCATTGATGACCGAGGAAACACCATGAAGAAATATTCAACAGCCAAAATAACGGATAAGTATTCTGAGGTTATCTATAGGAAAAAAACATTCGTTACCTGTGAGGACGACGAATCGTTGGAAATATTGTCTCCTGAAAATGATGAAACAGAATCTTTTGTCAAACACTCACTGAAAACGTACCCACAGGTAACAACATCGGACGGGGTTGTCCACAACGAGGTCATTAATTTGATTGTACGGCCCGACCCGATCATGGATAGGATGCAAACCAGAAGCGTTTTGCTCCGACCGTGGGTTCTGGATGGTCACGGGGAAATAAATAACCTAAAGGGGATTTATTCAGTTAAAAAGGGATTGATCGAGTCCGGTCTAACCACAAAAATACAACATGAATTCGAATCGGATTCTACCATTATCGGTATTGATACCTTTATTTACCCCACCGTACAGGACGAGGTATTGGCCCTGGAGGGCAAAGACCATCGGGCCTTTAAGATTATAGGGGTAGATGGAAATGAAATCCATTCAGGGGATTTAATTGTATCGATGCAGCATTCTGAGTGGGAGTGGGAGCTTATAAAGAGCGGAGCTTTTACCGGTTATTCACTGGGTTATTTTGCATATCATTTTGATTCAGAAATAATGCCAATACCCAATATTTCTTCTATTGAAATAGACTTACGTGAGATAGATTCTCTAAAGGAGGTTTAATTTTGGACATTCTTCAATGGGTAGAGAAATTTAATGATGAAAAACCGGAGGTATCCCTTGTTGATATCCCCGCCAACCTTATTCCTTTTTTCGAGGTTAAGAGTTTAGAAGGAGACAAAATAGAAATGAAACAAGTATTGAAAAAAATATTGGTTCCACTCGAGGGCGAAAAAGCTTTTATGGAAACAATCGGAGATGCCGAGGAGAAAAAGGATGAAATCCTGGCCCTTTATCGTCTGTTTAATGGTGACGCTGAAAAAGTTCAGAAATCCCTGGACGCGTCGGCCGTGGAACCTGTAACCGAGCCAGTGGTTGAACCTGAAACAGAGCCCGTAACTGCCCCTGAAACAGTCGTAGAGCCTGTAGTCGAACCCGAACCCGTAGTAGCAGTGGAACCTGTTCCTGAGGGATCGGACAAAGCATTAGCAAGCCTACCGGAATCCGTTCGTAAAGCTTTGGCTGATCTGGATGGATATAAGGAGCGGGAAAAGGAACAGGATATTGCTTCGAAATTTGAGGGTATTGAAACTCTTGATATTCCAGAAGTCGTATCCAAACTGAAATCGCTGGACCCCGGTATCGTGGATTACATTGCCAGTAAATTTAAAGCATTGAATACCCTGGCTAAGGGCTCTGATGTTTTAGGTGAAATCGGCAGAAACCAGGAGAGCAATCAAAGCTCGAATATCGAGGCCAAAATCAAATCGCTCAGGGATATCAATCCTGGGTTGTCCTATTCCCAGGCTTACTCAAAAGCTTTGGACGTTGAAACTTATCGTCTTATTCAAGGAGAAACAAAATGAGTGCTATCGAAACTAAGGGACATATGGTGTCGGCTGATGTCAGCACTGACCTGTCCGCTTCGCAATATCGTGCCGTTCAGATCAGTGCTGACCGGACGATCACCATTTGTGGCGTAGGGGAAAAACCTATCGGAATCCTTCAGGATGCCCCCGATGGGAGCGAGTATCCAGTAGGGGCTGTTATGGTTAACGGCACCTCAATGGCCGAATACGGCGATACCGTAAGTGCTGGTGATTCATTGACAACCGACGCAACTGGTCGTTTGGTAACAGCAACAGCAACCACAGATTTCATCCTTGCTAACGCCTGGTTCGACGGCCTGGTAGGTGAAATCCATTCGGTAGAGATCCTCCATCGTGGTGGAACATCCGTTTATCTGTAAGTAACATGAAGGAGAAGATATAATGAACCCGATTTATTCTGATGTCCACATTGACGCGGCTCTGAGCAATGTCTCGACCGCCTACATGCAGGATGTCAATGATTTCGCTGCCCTAAAGGTTTTTCCAGTAGTAAATGTTGACAAGCAAACCAACAAATACTGGAAATTTAACAAGGAAGATTGGTTCCGGGATACTGCTCAACTGAGAGCCCCTGCTACCGAATCTGCCGGATCAGGTATGGAACTGAGCACCGATAGTTATGCTTGTGACAACTATGCACTTCATAGTGATTTGCCATGGGAAGTCGCACGGAACGCTGATCTGGACATGACCCGTCCAATTGCTGAGTTTTTGACTCGAAAAATCCTGATTCGTCTGGAAACAGAGTTCGCCGCCAACTATATGGCTCTGACGAAGTGGGATACGGATTACGATATCAATGCTTCATCGACGAAGTGGGATGCCGCTACTGGTTCGAATCCGTCCAAAGATATCCAGACTCAGAAAACCGCAGTCAAATTGGCAACCGGTTTTGAACCCAATACTTTGGTCTTGACGGCTGATGTATACGGTGCTTTGAAGGACAACTCTGATATTATTGAACGTATCAAGTATGTCGGTGCTGGTGGAATCGTTGAAGATGCTCGTCTCAAGGAATATTTTGGCGTCAAGAACATCTTCGTCATGGCGGCTACGAAAAACACCGCAGCCAAAAAGAAAACAGACGTGATGACCGGGGCGTGGTTCGCCACCAAAAAAGCCCTGCTTTGCTACGTTCCTGACGCTCCTGGCCTTTTGACCCCTGCTGCTGGTTATACTTTCTCCTGGGGAGCAATGACCGGTGGGGCTCAAATCGCAACTCGTAATTTCGAGATTGACACCCTGATGGCAACTCGATATGAGAATAACGCCTTTGTCGATCAGAAACTCGTCGGTGCTGGCCTCGGAGCATTGATGTACAACGTCATTACCTAGACGTTGGTTATGGTTTGGTTTTTGGGGGAGGGAGGAAGAAGTTTTTCCTCCTTCCCTTTAGAGAATAGAAAAGGATGAAGCATGAGTTGGACGTATAGCGGTGACCCGTCGGCAAATGATAAAGATTTCATCCGTTTCTTGCTGATGGATACACTTTCTACCGATCAGTTGTTATCGGATGAAGAAATAGCCGCCCTTATCCTTACTTATACAAATGTTTATTTGGCCGCAGCCTGGGGTGCAAGAGCTATTGCTCTTAAATTTGCCCGTATGGCCGACTCCCAAACAGCCTCTAAAATTAAACGTGAATACAAGAACCGGGTATCAATGTATGATTCCCTCTTCGATGATCTTTCATCGAAGGCAAATACAGGCCAACCGAAATATACAGCGTCTGAACCGATATTTGTGATCGGTGCAATGGATGATGATTAAATGGCCAGTAATAAAGTAAAATTTAAAACGACTGAGAAAAACCCTTATAGGTATAAAGCTTTCCGCAAGGAACTTACTAAGGCGAATAAGACAACCCTTGATTTCGGATTCTTTGAGGAGGATAAGTACCCTGATGGTACGCAGGTGGCCGCAGTTGCCGCATATAACGAGTTCGGGACCGATAATGCACCTCAGCGGTCATTTATAAGGTCCGTTATTGACGCCAATCGTCTAAAGTATTTGAAGTTGGAAGAAAAGCTTGTTGCTAAAATAGGCAAACAAAGCCTTTCAAAGCTGTATGATAAGTTGGGTGAGGAAATAAAAAAGGATGTAGAGGCAGCCCTTGTTAATTTCTCCTCACCGGGAAATGCTGACTCCACGGTGGAGGCAAAGGGTGAGGATAATCCTTTGGAGGATACTGGCCTATTAAAGGATTCCCTGAAATTTAAAGTGAAAAAAGGGATATTGTAAATGAATATACCGCAGGTAATAAATACGTTTGACACAACTGCTCAGGACTCGATTGCAGCCAATTCAACCAACCCGAGTGAGTTATTTGATATCCGGATCGGTTATCATCCATTCATCCAGAAACTGGCAATATCAACGGCGGAAAACGGAGCTTTACACGTCGTTGATAAGGTTTCTGGCCTGTCCAAAGACACAATTTACGGTTTCACTCGGATCAATAAGAATTCTCTTCTATTGGAGGATTGCAAACGTGTATCTGGAGCCGCAATAAATGTTGGGGATATCTTGTCTTCGACATGGGGTGAATATGAGGTTGGCAAACTGGAGGATGTTATCAGTTCTTACGTGATCCGAAATGTCACGGGGACAATCCTTTTATCATTTGATACTGATTTGAGCACATTATTCAATTATGACACAAGTGCAGCTCCTGGAGTTTTGACCCTACCGGTCATAACCGAGGTAAAAGACGGGGTTTATACGGCCGTCAAACGTAATGGGGTAGGGTTCGGTTTAACCTTGACGCCTGGAGCTGGTGATACCGTGGAAGGTGCGGCATCATTTATGGTGGCTGAGGGCGAAACAATCACTCTGGCAGCCGATTATACGAATAACAACTGGGTTTTTGTTTCGGACTGGACCACGAAGGCCAGTTTGAATACTCAAATAATTGATAAATCGACTACTGGTGCTTTGACCACCACGGAAATTGAAAGTAATCTAATCGTAGTGGATACTTCCAGTGGGGTAGTAATTTTAACCCTGCCAACAAGCACCCCAGACACGCTTAAAACAACCTTAAAGTGTAAAGGTGGGGGATTGTGTACCTTAACGGCTGGAGCGGGTGATACGGTTGAATCTGGAGCCACAATCAATCTGGGTTCTGGGCAATTCTCAACGGTAATCTATGATGCAACCAATACAAATTGGATTGAGATTGGATAATAAAAATGGGTAGAAATATATTAAAAGAAAATGTGGCGATAACTTTGACAGCAGGTGATGATATCCAGACCGCCTTAGATTCCTTGCCATCAATGATTGATGGCGTTGAAGCTACGGTTAATTTGGCTGGTAATCCAACAACTCCGGTGACTTATTCTTTAGGTTCCGGGTTGATTGTTCAAAATCATGTTTTCAATGAAGGTGCTTTAAATTTAGCAGCCGCAACTGGAGCCCAATCTCCAGTATTGTCGGCAACAGCAGGTAGCACCAATTGGGTTGAATTTGCCCCTGCTACTCCTGCCGATTACGAAGGTTTATGGGTAGATGCAGAAATTAGGATTGTATCTGTCGGTCTTAATGCTTCTAACTCAGGTTTAGCTACTGACGTTGGTCAAAAAGGCATTATAACAGCCGTTACCCAGCCTGTAGCGGGAACTATAAGAGTTGGGATAAGTACAACATGGAACGTAAATTTAGCTACGGCTGGGGATATTACTCAAGTTAAGGTTGTTCTGAATTCGTGTATTATTGACAATGCTGCGGGGGATGTTTTAACCGTCAACAAAGGAATCTTCATGCCTAAAAACATTTGTTTAAAGGGGCATGTGACCGTGGGTATAAATTGGAGTGCTGATTTGGCTTCATTTTCACCCCAAATCTGTATGCTTGCGGACAGTACAAGTGACGGTATTTCTATCAGAGGCTATAAAAGTGTAGTTAATACCGATCATGCTTGCCATATTATCAATGCTACAGGTCATGGTGTTGGAATGAATCAAGCCAGTAGCATCATTTTTGTAAGTTTAAATGATGGATATAATAGCTATATTAGTGGGTGTGGACTTAATGGAATTACATCCGATTCATCAAACATGTCAGGAAATATATTGATTCGAAAAGCCACTTTTGATCGAAATGGTGATTGGGGTGTATTCGTAAGCCAGGCTTCTAAAGGTGTTGTTCGAAATTCAGATTTCTTTGGGGTTCCCGCTTCCAATCAAGTAAGAATTATTAGTGCTGATAACTCAGCAGTTTTTACAGATGCTAATGGTGGGGATCATGTTTCAGGAACGGATGAAATTGCATCAAATGGAGGAGTATTCATATGAAAGTTCAAAGCCTGGTTGATAAAAACGGTAATTTATATTTCATTTCTGAATCTGATGTCAAAGGAAAGGGGATTCCCTGGCGAAGTTCAGTTATCGAGAACTTAAAAATCAAAAAGGTCAAGGCTGCCAAAGATATGGATGCCTTTGATCAAGCTGTATTAACTATAGATGGCAAAGAATATGAAGTCCACGGTGTCTGGGGACCATTTGCACCTGCACTTATTGGGGCTAAAAAGCCTAAAAAGAAAGCTAAAAAGCCTAAGAAATGAGTATGTTCATTAACCCGACAACAATAAAGATCAATCGTTATGCCCAAACGAATACTAAAGGGCGTATTTCGATTACTTTAACTGAATCTTTTGACGTGGAGGCAGAGAAACCTCAACCGGCTTCGGGTAGTTTCATCGAAAACAACCCTGAGCTGCGTAATGCTCAAGAGGTGTTGGAGGTTTTGTGTGAAAAAACAGCCGAAATAACCGTGGGTGTGGACGGGGCTCCGACCGATAAGGTTCTATACGACGCCAAAGAATATGACGTGTATAAGATTTGGGATCTGGATGATGGTTTGCTCCCTCATTACGAAATGGTAATTAAACGATGATAAACCATACCGTGACCGAAGATATCCTATATGATTGGGTTCTGGAAGCCAGCGGGATTGGTGCGGATAATATTGTTTGGGGTTATCAAAACCATAAAAAGCCTCATTCCCCTTACATGGCCCTCGATATCCTCATGAGAGATCAGCATTTAATGGCCGATGATCCGAGTTACCTCCCTGATTTGGACACCGGCAGCTCTATGGTGTGTATCGAGGCCATGAGGGGTTTAACTTTTTCAGTGAAATGCTTTGAGGATTATTCATACTTACAAAAATTAGATTTATCTTTGTCAAATCCCCTTATAAGGGAAATATTCAGAAAAACCCACAAATTGAATCTGAAAATTGATACGGTTGGGGTGGGAGATTACATTCTTTACCTATATGGTATTCAATTTAAATATACATCAACAGGTGCGGATACCGCCGAGACGATAAAGAACGGTTTAAAAGCATTGATAAACGCCAGTACATGGTTGTCCTCGCAAGATGTAGTGGCAGCAGATGGTTTGACTACCTCAGAGATGGTCATTTCAGGGCCTGTTGGCCTCGAGGTACCAATAACAAATGAAGACGTTAAGATGACCCTTACTGTATCTCAATACCCCGTTGACATGGGTATTATGACCTCGATTGCAGCAAACAAGATGCCGGTAGAGTATGGCCCAGGATGGGTGGATATGTATACGATGGATTTCAGGTTTACGCAACGAAAACAACTTTATATCGGCAATATTTCGTCTATAAGCACTATAGATGTAAATGCTGCAATCGATAATGTCGAATTTGATTTGACAGTTGAAAAATAAAAGGAGATAGAAGAAAATGAATCCGATTACCCTAATTAACATGTCGATTGGTAGTGCAAACGCCCAGGAAGCGGCATTTAATACCGTGGCTATGGCGTGTCCGCATACCAATTATACTGAGCTTTACAAAGAATACACTTCTTTAGCTGGGCTCGCTGATGATGGTATCCTGGATGGTGATACCCTTTATGAAGGGATGAACTCTGGCTTTTTACAGGTTCCAAATCCTGATAAGCTCGGGGCTTTAAGGATCCAGGTTGATGCCGTAACCGCCACCGTGGTAAATACTACCTCACAAATCCAGGATGGTTATATATTCAAGCTGAAATGTGCAGATAAAGACGGTACCCTTACCGACGTAGCATATACAGCAGCATCCTTCACTAAAACCCCTCCATCCGCAGTAAATGTCGGTGTCGCTGGGGCTTGTAGTTTCGAGTTTGCTGGTGATTCTGACGATGCAAAGCATTTCCTTAGTGGTTATACATTCACCTATTCGGGTGATGGTACAACCGATGCTAATGGAACCTATACAGTATCAGGTGATGCAACCGAACTGGGCGGAACCGTGACCGTGGATGTTGATGAAGCTATCACAGCGGCTGGTTCTGACGGAACAATGACCTGTCAGATTGATAAAATCTATGCGGCAACAATGCTCGTAGCGGCTCATTTGGCAGCATTCAGTGGAAGCCCAACTCAATTGGCTTCGGATAATGCCGATGGTACCTTTGATATCACAACGGGTACCGCAGGCGAGGCCTTTATTGCCTATTCGACGGATAACGGCAAAATTTCAGTCGCACCTAAAACCCTGGGCGGTTCAGGTATCGACGATGCTGGCAAATGGAAATCGTCCTTGTCGGCGGTTGAACTGGCCGGATATGCATGGTATGCAACTCATGCCCTCGACCGTACAAAAGCTATTCAGGAAGGTGTTGCTGATTGGATCGAAACCGCAACCCAGAAACATATCATTGGTTTCGCTACCGCTGATACCGAT